GGCGTCGCGTTCGAGTATCCGCTCGGCGCCGTCTACATGAATGGGATCTAGATCATGGCCAAGGAAGTTACGCTCCGAAACAAGACCGCACACGTCAAGCAATTGCTGCTCGCGGGCGGCCAGGTCATCGCCATCCCCCCGACTGAAGAGGGCGCGCCTGGCTTCAAGGTGACGTTCGACAGCGAAGATGAGCAGAATTGCTTTCAGCAGGCGCTGAAGACATCGGCCGTAAAGGCGTGGATTGACAGCAAAGAGCTCGAGGTCGAAGGTGCCAGCGCGAGCGGAGACGCTTCCGCGCCCGTGACCGCATCCTCGTCTGTGAGCGGGTCAACGCCGGGCACGCCGCCCAGCGCACCCGCTCAGTCCGAGCCGGTCGGTCCTTCTGGACGCGGCACAGGGTCACGTCGAGGCGACAGGGAGTAAGCAGTGGCCGTGACCGTCGACCAGATCAAGGCGGAGTTTACCGAGTTCGCGAATACGGACGCGCAGCTCGTCTCTTCCAAAATCGCCGACGCCACGGCTATGCTCAACGCGATTGCGTTCGGCGAGCGCTACGACTTCGTGACGAAGTACCTCGCCTGTCATCTCGTAGCGCTGTCGCCAGGCGGCGAGTTCGCGCGTCTCGATCCCAATAAGGAACCCGACGGCGCACGCACGCTCTATGAGCGAGAATACCTCCGATTCCTGCGCGCGCTCGCAGGCCCCATGGTCGTGTGATGGCAGGCGCCAGCGTCAAAGTCACCGACACTGACAAGGGCTGGCGCGCTCTCAAGGACCGCTTGCTGCGCTTGTCGCGCACGGGTGCTTTCACGCTTGTTGGGGTTCAGGGTAGCGAAGCGGCAGCCCAGCATCCTGGCTCACCCATGACGGTCGTCGCCATTGCCACGATTCACGAGTTTGGGAAAGTCATCCACAAGAAGGACGGCTCCGAAGTCGTCATCCCGCAGCGAAGCTTCATCCGAGCCGCCATCGACGAGCACGCCGTCAAGCTGCAGCGCACGGCCACGGCCGTCGGCCAAGGCGTCTTGCTCGGCAAGTTTGCCGTGGGCCAAGCACTCAATCTGCTCGGCGAGCAGGCAACCGGCATCATGAAGAAGCGCATCGCCGACGGGATAAGCCCCCCCAACAGGCCGAGTACCATCGCCCGCAAGGGCTCGAGCAAGCCACTCATCGACAGTGGGCAGCTCCGCGGCTCCATCACCCACAAGGCGGAGGGCGCCTGATGGACTGGCAAGTTCTCCATGATGGGCTCCGCGCGTGGTTCTCCGATGCCAGCGGTATACCCGTCGAAAGCGTAGCCTGGGCCGGCGATCCGGTGGGCATGCGTAAGTATCCCTGGGCCGAGCTGCAGCTCCAGAGCTCGGCCGTCGAGTCCAGCGTGGACGAGGTGCGGTACACCAAGCAGGGCGCCGACCTCGCCGTGACGGTAGTGGGCAATCGGCGCATCACTTTGAACTGCCAGATCCATTCCCGCGACCAGCGGGCGGCCTACCGCGCCTACGCGCTGCTCGAGCGCGTCCGCGGGCGGCTCTACTTCCCGTCGACGCAGGACGGGTTCCGGCAGCTCGGCATTGGCGTGCGCGAGAGCGCGGCACTGATAGATCTCGGGCGTGCATATGATCAGCGCGAGGAATCGGTCGCGTCGCTCGATGTGCTCCTAAACTGGGTGAGCATCGAGAGCGACACCGACAACCCCGTGGGCACCATCGAACGCGTGAAGCTCAGCGGCACCGTGAATGGGGCCATCGCCATCCCCGACAAGGATATCCCGTAGGAGGCTCGGTATGGCCAGCGCTTCGGAAGTCGTCACCACCACGATCGAGATCAAAGACGCGGCCGTCTCGCAGGAAGGCTTCGGCACGCCGCTCATCGCCGGCTATCACACGTTCTGGCCCGAGCTCGTTCGCACGTTCTCCGACCCCGACGAAATGACAGTCGCGCCGCTGAGCATGCCGCTGACGCACCCGATCTACCTCGCAGCGCGCGCTCTCAAGAGCCAGAAGCCATGCCCGCCGCAGTTCAAGGTGGGCAAGCGCGCCGGCACCATCACGCACATCGCGCGGATCACGCCGAACACGCCGACGCCGGGCGAAGTGTACAAGCTCGACGTCAATGGAAGCGCGCTGAGCGTCACTGCCGACGAGTCATCGAGCGTATCGGAGATCACCGGGGAAATCGCCGACGCTATGACGGCACTGTCGGGAATCGATGCTGCCGACGCGAGCACGCACGTGACTGCGACGTCCGAAACGCCGGGCGAGATTCCGCGCTACGAGAACCTCTCGAGCAACCTGGCCTACCAGGACATGACGGCCGACCCGACCACGGGCATCGCCACCGATCTCGCGGCCATCCGCGCCTATGATGCCGACTGGTATGGCCTCGTGCTCGACAGCAACAGTAAGGCTGAGATCTTGGCGGCTGCCGCCTGGGCCGAGAGCCAGCGCGTGCTGCTCTTTGTGAGCTCGGCCGACAGCGACACCAAGGATGGTGCCGTTACCGATGATGTCATGAGCAATCTCATGACGGCCGGCTACCATCGAACCGTCTGGATCTACCACCACAAGCCCTCGCAGTACGCCGCCGCGGCTTGGGCTGGGCGCATGCTGCCGAAGGCTCCGGGCTCGGCGACCTGGGCCAACAAGAGTCTCGCCGCCGTCGACAAGACGCCGCTCAGCGACAGCGAGCGCGGCGCGCTGAAGGCCAAGAAGGGCAACTACTACGTCGACGTCAAGGGGGTGGGCTTCACACTCGATGGGCGCGCAGCTTCGGGGCGCTACATCGATATCACCCACGGCATGGATTGGTTCGATGCGCGGGTGGTCGAGCGCATCGTCGCGATGCTCGCCAACAATGACAAGATCCCCTACACCGACAAGGGCGTCGAACTGCCTCGCGTGCAGGTGCAGGGCCAGATACTCGAGGGTATCGCCAGCACTCTGATCGACGGCGATTCGCCCTGGTCGGTGACGGTACCCAAGGTCGCGACCATCAACCCCAACGACCGTACGGCCCGCACGCTGCCGGATGTGAAGTTCGCCTTCGTGCTGCAGGGCGCGGTGCACAAGGTGCAGATTGTCGGCACGGTTCGCACGGCCCTGTAGGAGGTCCGCATGGCATTCAAGGACTGGAACATCAACGACCTCGCAATGAGCCTCAATGCCGTGCCGCTCGATGCGGGCGGCTATGCCGACGACGAAGTGCTGAGTCTCGAATGGGCCGAGGATCAGTTTGGTGACTACATCGGCGCCGACGGCGAGGTGTCACGGTACAGAACCAACGACTATCGGGCGACGGCCACGCTTCGGTATGCGCACACTGCAGCGGCTAACGATCGACTGAGCGGGCTCTTCATAGCGGACACCAACCTTCCCAACGGCGCCGGCGCTGGCGTGTTCAGCGCACGCGATCAGGAAGGGCGGCTGGTGATTCTCGCCGAACGCTCTTGGATCATGGCGCTGCCGGCGATCAAGGTGGGCAAGACCGTCCAGGTGTACGAATGGAAGATTCGCCTCGCTCGAGCGCAGGCCACCTTCATCGGCGGAAGGTGATGCGTGGCCATCGAGTACCGAGAAAAGCGGATCGGTGAGTGCACGTACCGCGTTACGCAGTTCGGCGCCAAGCAGGGGCGCGGACTTCTCACGCGGATCGTCAAGCTCCTCGGGCCCAGCCTCGGCGCGCTGCTGAGCAGCCTCGCCCAGGGCAAGCACCAGGAGGTCGAAGCGGCAGTCGCTGCCGGCATCGGCCAGGGGTTTTACGAGCTCGCCGAGCGCCTCACCGAGACTGAAGTCGGCAGTGTGCTCGATGACTTCGCCAAGCAAACCGTGCTTGTGCTGGGCGACCGGGAGCCACGACTGTCAGACATGTTCGACCAGCACTTCGCCGGGCGGTATGACGAGATGCTTGGCTGGGCGGCGTTCTGCTTGGAGGTGAACTTTGGCAGTTTTTTCGCCGGGTCGAGCAGCGGCGCGGGCCTGCTCGTCCGGATCCGGAACGTGCTGTCAGCATCGCAGTCCCCGAGCACATCGACTGGGACATCCACCGCATCGCCAGCAGCGAACGCTACCGCGCGTCCCTCGTAGAAATCCAATGCCAATGGTCGCTCGACGACCTGTATGAGGCCCACGACGTGCTGGACATGTATGACGAGCTCGATCGACTGGCAGCCCGGAGCCAGCATCCATGAGCGTGCTTCGCGAGCTAGTCGCGCGCCTTGGGTTCCAGGTTGACGCCCAAGGCTTCAAGAAGGCGGAGTCCTCCGTCGACAAGCTCAAGAGTGGCCTGCAGAAGCTGGGTCAGGTGGCTTCGCTTGCGGGCATTGGCGTCGGCATCAAGAAGATCGTCGACCTCGCGAGCGACGCCAACGAAACCGCCAACGTGCTCGGAGAGGTGTTTGGTCCCGCCGGCGCAGCGCAGGTCAAGGAGTGGTCGGCAACAGTGGCAACCGAAGTTGGGCGCTCTCAATACCAACTCCAGGAGTTCGCCGGGCGCCTCGGGGCGATGCTTGGGCCTATGGTCCAGAACAAGGGCGCCGCGCAGGAGATGAGCACCACGCTCAGCAAGCTCGCTGTGGATCTCGGCAGCTTCTTCAACGCCACCGACGAGGAGGCACTCATCGCGCTCCGCGCCGGCATTTCAGGTGAGAGTGAGCCGCTCAAGCGCTTTGGCGTTGTGCTGCAAGACGCGACGCTTCAGGAGTTCGCGCACGCGCAGGGGATCAACAAGAAAATCTCGGCAATGAACGTCGCAGAGAAAACTGACCTCCGCTATCAGTTCATTCTCGCCAACACTGCCACTGCACAAGGCGATGCAGCGCGCACGTCGGGCAGCTATGCGAACGCAAGCAAGGCACTCGGCGGGGCGATGCGCGACCTCGGCACTGAGATGGGCCAATCAGTCATGCCGACGATCGAGCGTGGGGTGATATTCGTGCGTGATGGCATACGCGCGTTTCGCGACTGGGCCAAGGGCACGCACCTGCTCGAGGCTGCGATGTGGGTGCTGGGTGCTGCCGCTGTCGTGATTGGCGCGAGCCTGATCGCGCCATTCGTCATCCCGGCCCTCGCCGCGGCCGCGCTCATCTTGCTGATCGACGAAGTGCTCACGCTGTTCAAGGGCGGCAAAACCGTCATCGGCGACTACATCGACACCGTCTTTGGCATCGGAGCGACTGACGAGTTCGTCCGCAATCACAAGGCCGGCGTCGAGCTGCTCGCTGAAGCGTGGCGTAACCTGTGGAAAGATGCGGACTCCGAAGATCTCCAAGCGCAGATCGGCTGGTTTGGCGAACTCGAGCTTGCCGGCGAGCGCCTTTACAACCTCTACGCGCGTTTGGGTACCGCGATTGCGGACTTCTTCTACAACCTCCCAGTGATCGGCGGCGCTGCCACGGGTAAGCAGCGGGTGCTCTTTTCGAGCGAACGCGCGGCCGGTCGTGGCACCGGCGCGGCGCTCATGACCCCTGAGCAGGCGCGGCAGCAGGGGCTTGCCGAGAAGGCTGCTGACATCAACGCCGAGCGCATCGCGACGAAACCCGGTCGTGCGCTCACCCGCGGCGTGAACGCGCCGGTCGAAGAGATTCAGTTCGGGCGGGCGGCTCCATCAGCGGTGGGCGCGACGCCGACGGTCAGCGCGCCGATTGGCCCTGCTGCTGGCGCAGGAGCAAAGGGCCCTCTCACCGTCAACACTGGCCCCATGAATGTCGTGCTGAACATGGTGGGCGGCAACCCCGAGGAGATGCGCCGGGCCATGCAAAAAACCCTTGAGGCCGAGCGTCGCAAGACTGTGGCAGCGGTAGCACAGGCTGGAGGTAGCTGATGGCTCTGCCGCCGCGGCACGTCACCATCGGCGACGTCTGGATCGACGTGAGCGTGCGCGAGGGCCACGAGCTCCAGGCCGAGATCACCGAGCACCCCGTCGAAGCCGGCGCGAACGTCGCCGATCACATTCGCCCGTTGCCTGCCGCGATCACGATTGAAGGCATTGTCACAAACTACCCCATCGAGGTGCCGTCGTCTCACATCGGCACTGCACGAGAGAGCCGCTCGTCGATCGAAATCGAGGGTGAGCCGTCGATGGGCGCGCTCAGCACGATTCCCGGGGTCGACCAGGGCGTGGCGCTCCTCGGCGCGCTCAGGCTCGAGGTGCGCAGCAAAGTTGTGTTCGCGGCGATGGCGCTGCACTTCACCGAGCCCTTCGACCGAGTGAGTGCAGTACACGCGGCGCTGGTGTCGATCGTGGAGCGCCGGCAGCTCGTAACCATCGTGACCGGGCTCATGACCTATGACAACGTCGCGCTCACCAGCCTCAGCATCGAGCGGTCAGGAGCAGTCGGCCGGGACAAGCTCGAGTTCTCAGCCAGCGGCCGAGTGCTACGTATCGTCCGGAGCCAAACTGC